CAGATGGGCATCCGCTTCGCATACGTCGCGAGCGGCGCGCGCAAAACGGACGGCTATCCCGACAACCCGATTAGCGACGCCGAGATCTCATCGCTGCAACAGATCGTGAACGAACTCGCCGACGTGTTTTTCAACTTCGTTTACTCGTCGCGCGGCCTCGCTGTGCAAACGATCGAACAGCTGCAAGCCCGTTTCCTCACCGCGCGATCCGCGGTCGCGGTCGGCTTGGCCGACGAGGTCGGCAACCTAGATACCGTGCTCGCGAAAGTCGCGGGCGGTGTGACCGGAGCTAACATGCCAAACCCATACGAAAAAGCGCGCGCCGCCCTCGAGGAAGCTTCTAAAGGGGAAGACGCAAACGCCAAAGCAGCACAAGCCGCACTCGCCGCGCTCGACGCAGCCAGCGGCGGCGGCGGCGGCGGCGACCCCGACAAGAAAGACCCGCCCGCGGGCGATCCCCCGCCCGCCGACCCGCCGAAGCAAGATCCGCCGACGTCGGACGACGATAAGAAGAAAGTCGCGGTGTCGAGCGGCGGCGATAGCGCCCACCTCGAAGCCATGACGCGCGCGACGCTCGCCGCGCAAAAGGAAGCGGCGCAAGCCCGAGCCGAGGTCCGACTCATGCGCGAAGACGCCGAGCGTAAAGACCTCATCGCGTCGCGCCCCAACTTGCCGCCCGAAATGGTCGCCGTGCTCAAAAAGGCACCGATCGAGCTGGTACGCGAGACGATCAAAGACTTCCCGGAGTCGCCGATCAATCCGCAAACCTCGACGCCGCCCACGCGCGGCGCGACCAACGCCGGGCTGTCTCTGCCGCCCGACGCAAAGCGCAAGCTCGATGAGCGCATGGGTGTGATCGAACGCAATCCGAGCAGCGAGTCGAACGAATACAAGCTCGTGCTCGGCGGGCGTCGTCCGCAAGCGACCACCGCGACACCGACCGACCCGAGCAAGCCCAACTAACACGACGCCTAACACGCCTAACACCCTAACAGTCAACCTAACAGGTCACATATGGATCGCATGTTTAGTGAAGACGACGGCGGGTATAGGACCCTGCCGCTCGCAAACGGAGCAGTAGCCGAACGCGGCAAGCTGGCGTGCATCGACACCGCCAACGCCGGGATCATCGTCCCGGGCGCCGCGGCCGCGGGACTCATCCCGATCGGCGTGTTCGCGGAGTCGTTCACGGGCGACGGCACGCGCGGCATCCTGATCAAGCTGCACCACCCCTATCAGGGATCGTGGTGGGACAATGACACGACGCCGATCACGACCGCCGACCGCGGCAAGGCCGCCTACATCAAAAACGCGACCACGGTCACGCTGGTCGACACCGGTCATTCGTTCGCCGGCATGGTGCTCGACGTGTCGCCGACCGACGGCGTGCTCGTCGTGTTCTGCCTTCCACCCTTTGCCGCAGCGTTGAGCTGACGCCGAGCTGAGACAAGCGGAAAGGAAACAGGACACAACATGCCAGCCCTAACACCTAGTTTTATGTGGGACCTCGAGTCCAACATGCGCGTGCTCGCGCTTCGTGATTACGACCGCCTGCTCAAGCGGCAGTGGTGGCCAAAGATCATGAAGGAGGGACCCAAGTCGGAGTCCAAGAAAGAACGCGTCGTGTGGATGCTCGACACCGCGCGGATCAAGGACACCGGCAAAGGTGGGTATATCCCGTTCGAAGACATCGTCTCGCAAACAACCGAGACCGAGATGTCGAGCGCCGCGGCAGGCCTCAAGATGTACCGCAATCAGATGGAAGACCTCGACGGTAACGGCGTCGATGCGGCTTCGAATTGGTCGCGAGGCGTCGGCGCGTACGCTGCGTACTGGCCCCAGAAAAAGCTAGCGCAAGCCATCCGAGCGAACCCGGTCACGTACGACGGCCTGACGTTCTTCAACACCGCGCATCCGGTCAACCCGTTCAAACCGTCGGCGGGCACGTTCGCGAACGTGTTCACGGGCTCGTCTTCGACGACCAACGGCGTGTTTTACCCGGGCGCACTGAAGATCGACGCGTCGGTGTCGCTTGAGCAAGCGCTGCTCAACCTCGCCGCCGCGATCACGTACATCACGGGCACGATGAAAATGCCTAACGGTGAGGATCCGCGCAACCTCAGCGTGGCAACGCTCATCGTCCCGCCCGCACTCAGCGTGCGCGCGACACAGCTCACCGATTCGAAGTTTATCGCGTCGGTTGCGGGCACAAACGCGGGCGGCTCGACCGACATCGAAGCCGTGATCAGAAACTTCGGGCTCGGCGCACCCGTCGTCGCACCGGAACTCGGCGCAGCGTTCGGCGGGAGCGATACCGACTTCTACATCGCGGTCGATGAGATCACGTCGTCAGATCTCGGCGCGTTCCTCTGGATCCCGCGTGAAGACTTCGCGATCAAGTTCTACGGACCAACGACGGAGGCCCAGCTCGACAAAATGAACGAGCTGGAATGGCACACGCAAGGTCGTTACGGCCTGATGGCCGGGCATCCGTTCTTATTGTTCAAGTGCCGGGCAAGCTAACGCGCTGTTGTCTGATTCGCATCTAACACCATCACGTTTGCGCCTAGCGCTTTGAATCGTACCGCGGTGCGCGTGGCGAGGATTGACCAGGGTGGGATCCGCCTAACCTCTTCGCTCTTCGTCGGCCCGAAGCCACGCGCACCGCATTACGTCTAACCGGACCCCGTCAATGACCGCGCTCGCATTCCTAACCGTCGATGAATTCGCTACACGCACGCTGCTTCCGAGCAACGTGCTGAGCGCTATCGAATCGACGTCGCCGGGATGGCTCGCCGCACAAATCGTCGGCGTGTCGTCGCGCATTCAATCGCGACTCAGCAAGCGCTACCCGGACGCGTGGGAACCGCCCTACAACGAAACGCTCAAGCAGTGGGTCGTTGACATCGTCTCGTTCAACGCATGGCTCAAGCGCGGCGTGTCGCAGACTGACGAAGCAGTCCAAGCGTTCAAAGACAAATACGCGACCGCGTACAACGAAATCACCGAAGCCGCCAACGGTGAGACCGGACTCTTCGACTTGTCGAAGACAACACCCGACGGCAAAACGCAGTCCGCGATCGCGCTCGGCGGGACACGCGTCTACAGCGAATCCTCGCCGTACGTGTGGACCGACGTGCAGTCACGACGCGGCCGCTTCGAAGACCGCGGCGGCAACGGAGGCACGTCGTCATGAGCGACCCCGTCAACGCACTCGACGGGATGATCGTGCGGCTCAACGCCGTCCCGGGCGCGCTCGACGGGCTCATGTCCGAGCTAGGCCGTGAGGTCGATGCGTACCTAACAGATTGCTACGCGCGCGGCGTTGATCCCGACGGCACGCCATGGCCGGTCACGGCGACAGGCGCCAAGCCCAAGATCACGGGCACACAAAAGACCGTCGCCGTCATCGGTCACCGCATCGTCGTTCGGTTGCAATGGCACGACGCGTTGCACTCACAAGGTTACGCGCGCGGCGGTCGACAACGCCGCATGTTGCCCGCGGGCGGGATGCCACCTGCGCTCAGCGCGCGCTTGCAAAAGATCGTCGGCGCGGCGCTGCAAAAGACGTTGGGGGCGAGATGATCAAGCTCGCCCTCGAAGACATGTATGACCGCGTGCAAGCGTCGTTCGCGGACGATGGGATCAACGCCGAGCACGTTTTCGGATGGCGAACCCCAGCGCAATACCCTGGGTCACTGCCGCGTTGCGCGTGGGTCCCGGGCGACGATGGCGCGCTAGGCGAGCTTGGCGCACCGCTTCTAGCGCAAGACCCGCGACCGCTCGCACAGCTGAATGAGCTGTTCACGGTGTACATGTCCGCGAGCGACCCGCGCGACATCGAAAATGAGCGCGCGCAGTACCACGCCACGCGCTTTCTGTACGAAGCATGGTTTCGTGCCGCCTACCGCGCTGCACACGGGACTTTCCGGATCAAGTCGCAACGCTGGGTACACAAACAAACAGACAGATCCTTCGGCGCGACCTTGCGCGTGGTGTGTGAGATCCAAGCGCCGCTGGTCGATGCGCTCCCCGATGAGCCGCTCGTCGGCAGCGCGTTTGCAGGGCTCGCCGATTCAACTGACGTCAACGTTCCTACAGGCAACGTCGTCGTCAGCTTCGTGGACACAACTGAAACCGTGGAAGTCTAACCGGAGCTACCAACTAACATGACACTCCCAGGCGTCACGATAAATGAGATTGACGGGCAGCTCGGCGTCGCGTCGGCGGGTAGCTCGAAGACGCTCGCCATCGTCGGGCCGGCGACGGCGGGAC